CGTACCAACGATAGTCGCATTGGTATCTAACGCGCCTGCGGGGAAATCCACCGTCATTGGATTGATGACATTAACATCTATAAATGATGACCCTGACATAATCTACTCCGTTACCTTCACTAGCTGAATGACGATTCCCGTTGCCCCTGGCACAGGAGTCCCATTCACCTTATACTTTCTAGCCTCACTCATTAGCTCGCCATAGCGATGCGTTAAAGTGATTTGGTCAAGCCCTGTAACATTCGTGCCGAGGGGTAGCCTCAACTCGGCCTCTATCATAGTCACTTCGGCGTTGCCTAAAATTTCGTCAACCTTTTTAGGCTTAAAGCCACAGGCTACATTCAAGGTCTCAATCGGCTGACCGATGACGGGCATACCGTAAGGGTCAACCCCGTCCACCATTCTTTGCCGCAAAGTGCATTTATCGTGGAGTGAATCCACTTGCACACTTCGCATTTTTGTAAGGTCAATTGCTGATAATAGTGGCATAAGTTGAGGTCGGCGGCGTGACCACCGCCATGCCGATAATGGTTTTAACGGAGGCTGAATACATCTCGTAATTAGCCATGTATTGACCGTGAAGTTGACTCCGTTTGAAGTCCCCCCCATCAGCCGCAAAGTCAAAGCCCGTTATGGCATTGGCCTTTTCTAGCCATATATCCGCCGCCACTAGATTCACATCTTGCCTGTCATCATACATTTCTGTAATGAGGGCATCGGTGTAAATCTCACTAGTTACAGATTCATCCGTATTACGGCGAACCCACGCAAGTTGGGCGGCGGATATAGTAGCCATGATTATTTAGCCTTCTTTTTGGTGGTAGCCGATTCTAGCTCAGTCGATTCGCTAGAGATTACTTCACGTAAGGCCACAGGCTGGCCGCCAATGACCTGCAACGAATCGGGGTAGGCCGCTAAGGTTAGCTCAAGTTGCGCTTGGCTAATTTCATGAATGTGACCAGGCAACCACCAACGACCGCCGACTAAAATTTGGCTCGGAGAGATTACCTTGACTTTCAACATTAGCGCACCGCCGCGATAACCGTCACCGTCACGGTATTGGTTGCCGCTAAGGTCATCGAAATGCGTTGATAAAAGCCCATCACCGCCACCTGCGTCATGTCAGTGGTGGAGGTGGAGTTGCTTGAGACTAAAGCGGGGCCGCTCACCCAATTCACGTTATCATTAGAGTATTGAATGGTGATGGTGGCGGTGTTGGCGGGAGTCCCTTGCGTGATGACATACTGCACATCGGCTTTTGTTGCGTTGCCAACTTGCTTGCTGGCGAAGGCTTGGGTGGCAGTGATACCGTTGCCAGTGGCAAAGGCGACCAGGGTCGGCGCATTGATGGCAACCACCAGATTAGCCACAGGAGTCGGGGCTAAATTTGGGGCAGCTTGGCTAACAGGTAAAGCCACGCCGACAAAGAGTAAGATTAAGGCGATAGCCAACACGCCTAAAGTTTTAGTAATGGAGTTATGGGTCATAAGATTCACCGTTAAGCTATGGTAACATAGCTTCCTTTTTGCGGGATAGGGGCTTCTGAGTCATTGTATTCGCGCACAATCCACTCTTTGCTATCAATCAGCAAGCCTGTGGCTTGGTCGCGCACTTGGTGCGGCCCGTCAATCATCATGGGCTTGTAAACCGCATGCAGTACCAATTCCTTATTGCCAACCAAAGCGAAGCCGTCGGTAAAGAGAGTGGATTGATAAACGGACAATCCTTTCAAAGTGCCAATCATCCCATCGGGTCGCAAGCTATCGCCAGGCCGTGCGTTCAGGGCTGAAAAGTCCTTCCAATTGGCGAGTTTGTTGCCATTGGTTACTGAAACTAATAGCCATTGAGGAGTATAGCGGCGATTGGCAACCAATGACATGGCCGTGCCGACTTTCTCGGCAAACTTGTCAAGGCTATCCACGCCGAAGGTGTATGTGCCAGCGTTGTTATTGGCAACACTCAGAGCGGCAGTTAAGCCACTGGCGAGTAAGTTGCCGTCAATCCGCCACTGAATATCTTTAACCAACCCTTCAATTGAACGCACCATCAGGTTGTCATTCAAGGAATCCATTGTGAAATTCATGGCTTCATCGGTGATGACTGAGGCCAAGCGGTCTGCTTTTGCCTCCATCAGAACACGCGCCAGCGCAATCCCACCGCGTTCAATGGTCGCGCCCTCACCCTTACGAATTGCTTCGTAAGTGTAGGCAACCGCTAAGGCCGCAGCGTTGGCAATCGTGCCAGTGGAGAGGGTTTTAATGCGCCCATTCTCGTAATCAATTAAATAATCATCACCTTGCGTTTTGACTACCGCCGCCACCGTCACGACCACTGAGCCGAAGTTAATGCGCGCTCCCGCTAACTCCACCCAAGCATCACTCGCTGCTACGGCTGCCTCGGCTGCGACGGTTACGCTTTTGCCCGTTTCACCAACAAACGACTCGTAATACTTATACTCGGCTTGGGTTTTCATGGTGCTAAAGGTAAACAATTGAGGGGCTATCAATTCAGGGTAAGCCTGAGCAATAATCCCCATCATCACACTGTAGGGCAAATTAAGGTTTGAGGTTGTGCCACTGTTGGCCTCAACTAAACGATGCTCATTGATTAAGCCGCCTTTAAAATCAAGGCCAGGTACGCTAAAGGTTGAGGCATGCAGTAACAAATCTTGTGTAAATGATTCAGATAACCCTTTGGGCTTATTGATGTCCCAAGTTTTGCCAATCCCGCGCCGTTGCATCCCTTCAACCAAGCGCATGGTCGGGTGAAAATACTCAGGAATTGAGCCGTTAGATTCTACAATCGGGGCGCGCACCACTGCGCCTTTGTCGCTCATGAATTGTTGGGCCATTAAGCCATTGAAAATCGGCAATTGCTTATTGACCATTGCCTTCGCTTCATCAGCCGATTTGGGGTTTAAGGCTAATACGCTTTCCTTCAATGCCTGATTGACTGCATCAGGGAATTTTGTCCCCTTCACGGCCTCAACTAACGCGGCCTCAATATCGGCCTTGAGTTGAATCGCTTTGGCTTCCGCCACTTGCTTGGCTTGGGATTCTAGCACTTGGATTAAATCAGCGTCATTATCCACGCCTGCGGCCTGACGAATCGCCGCGTCCTTTTCAGCCAATTTTGCATTAAGCGCATCTTGCTCCGCTTGCAATTTAGCCTGTTCTGCCTGCCGAGCCTTATCGCCCTCGGCTAAAATTTGTGCCACTAACTCAGGCTGTTCTTTCTTTAAGTCAGCCAAAGTCAACGGCGCGCCCGTTGGGGCTACTTGAGTTGTCATTTGTTTCTTTGCCTCCAAAGTTTTGACCGCGCCATTGGCATCGGCTGGTTTCAATACAAAATCAAAAGCCTCATAATGAAGCTCAGTAATAACGTCAACAATCTCCCCGTCACCCATGTCCATCTGAGAGATTAAGCCATAGCCCCGTAACGATATGCCAATCGGCATTTTAATCGCCATCAGGCTAATAACTTTTTGCCCGTCCTTATCAGGACTAAGCAAGCCTTCCAACTCCACCAAGCCATTATTGAGCCGAATCCGCGTCCAGTTGACCGCCACATCCTCTAGCTCAGGTTCTTCACACTCGCCAGGGTGGTCAATTTGCCCCGTCAAGGCAATCCCTTTGCCCATGTTCATGGCCGCTTCATCAACGGCCAACTGCAAGGTAGGCAAGGGGTAATAATGATTATTGGCGTTCACTTGGTCAGCCGTGCCACCAATCGCCGTAATTTTACGGGGCATGGTCATTGCGCCGACTTCGGCTTCGGCTAGGGGCTGGTCAATGAAGGTTAGGTTAGCGGTAGGATAAAAGTCATTTAGTTTAACGTAGTTGGTCATAAGCATAGAATCAAAAACGGCGCATCTAGTGACAAATTGTCACAGGTTGCGCCGTTGCCTTATACAGGGTTGGGCTTGGGTCGTAGAGACAGGGCATGCCCTGTCTCTACTATTTGAAATGGCTTTGCCATTTAAATCCGTTGTTATGTTGCCGATTATTCTAGCATGGTTTTAGGATTGTGTCAAGGGTGAATTTTTAGCCTAGAACATTGCTAATTGCAACTTAGGCTTGGCTTGGCGAGTCGGCAATTCAGGGGCAATGATTTCACCCTTATCGCCCATGTTGGCCTTCGTTATTCTTTCTTGCGATAAAGCGAAATACTCAGGGTTTAATTCAATACCGATGTAATTTCTGTTTAATTGCAAGGCGGATACTCCCGTTGTTCCTGAGCCACTGAATGGGTCTAAAACCGTATCGCCGATTTTTGTACCTGCCAGAATACATCGCCTCGCTAAATTAACGGGAAATGTGGCAAAATGCGCGCCCTTGAATCCTCGTGTGGGAATTGTCCAAACTGACCGTAAGTTACGGCCTTCTTGACTTACTACAGGCTCGGCGCGCCCCGTTCTCTGAAAAGCGGAGGCCGATTCTCCCAAGTCGCGCTTACTTGTTGACTTTGAAATACGGCTGTAATTATTTCTGCTATGCGTTGATTGGCTTAATGGCTCGCGCACCGCCTCTTTGTCATAAAAGTATTTTGCCGATTTACTTAATAAAAACACATATTCATGGCAATTAGTTGGCCTATCATTAACCGACTCAGGCATTGGATTAGGCTTATGCCATACATTATCCATGCGTACCCACCACCCATCATCTTGCAATGCAATCGCCACGCGGTGAGGGATAAGCATTAAATCCTTCAGCTTTAGGCCGTCAGGAATGGGGCAGCCGTTACGATTACTAACCTTTTGACTAGCCTTACTTCCCACTAAATTACTACTAAAATCATTTTCCCTTTCTCTCCATGCGCCGATTTTACCACCACTTGCATAACTATCACCCAAATTAAGCCACAATGTACCGTTATCTTTTAGCACTCGGCGCGCCTCGTGAAACACCGTCACCAAATTATCAATGTAACATTTTAGTGTTGACTCTAAGCCGATTTGCCCTGCAATTTTATAATCTCTCAATTGCCAATAAGGGGGCGAAGTAACGATAGATTGCACCGAATTATCGGCCAGACCCTTGAGTATCTCAATTGCGTCACCTAAATATAACGTGTGGCTCATTACGCGCCCTTCAACCTTCGTTCCGCCCTATTCGGCACGGTGCGGGGCAAATTCAAGGTATCCTCAACTAAATTCAGCGATGATACCAGAGGCCGCTTTATTTCATGCAACGTCGGCGCATCAGGGTAACGGCTCAGGGCTTGGTACATTTGGATTAAGCCCCGCCTCATTTCCTGTAATTCATTAAGCCACTGTGGAGTCATTGCCCACCCCCGCGCCAAATGATAAGCCCTGATTGATAATGGCATCTAACATGGCCGAATCGTTGAATGAAATTTCATATTCAATCGCATCAGGATACAGGCCGAGGGCGGCTAGTTGGCGGTCAATCAACGGCCTGAAAAAGCCCTCCACCACCCATGAACGGGTTGACCTGACTCGCTGATAATAATCGGCCAGCTTATATTTCAGGCTGTCAGTGGATAACCCGCCGCCTGGCTCTAGCACTTCTAACAATGAGGTTGGCACAGGTGAGGCCGATTCAACGGCTCGCAAGAAATGGTAAAGGTCATCAATCGCCCCTAACCCATTACCCGCTTGGAGTAATTCAATCCCCCCTTCACCTGTGACGAAATACTCACTTGCCACTGCAAACGGCTCGGCTAAAGCGGCCTCATTGCGCTCCATATACGCGTCAACATCGGCTTGAGTGTAATTCTTTAGATTATGAACCTTAATCATCTGGCTGTATTTAGCCCGATTCAAATCAAGGTTCGATTCCCCCCGCCGTAACTTTTCCCACGCATCTAAGGCCGAGCGAAAAGTGGGCGTGCCATACTTCCCTTTGCCGATGTAGTTGGCGCGCAGGTGAATGACCTGCCACGCCTGAAACCAAATCACATTGGTATCATTCAATGATGGTTCATTCAAATAATACCCAAACTCACTGTAATAAAAGGCTTTTGACGCATCATAGAATTGGTCAGCCGTATCGCTGTAACGGTAAATGTACAGTTGCGGCTTACTGCTCAATTGCCTGATTAGACCCTGCTTATCAAACGATAATTCAATGAAAGAATCGCCGTTAATCAGTGCATCGGCAATAAAAGAGACGGTCTCGCTATTCAGGGTGAGCCGTCTAAATAATTCGTCAATAATGGTTTGGGCTTTGGCCTTATCAGGCCCGTAGTTGGTGGCGGTGGCGGTAACGGTTAAGCCTGTCCCAATGAGGTCGCTGGCAAATTTGCCGATGGGTTGACTGACGCGAGCATCGGTATCATACATAGCGCGCATGGCCTTAATCAAGGCTTGGCGATTCTGTATTTCCGTTTGAGCGTTAAGCCGATGAACGTAAGAACGGCTGGCCGTTGGGAGTTCGTCAGTAGTCGTTATGGGGTCAGGGCTAGGTAGAAATTTGGCGATATAGTTGGCAATGCGTTGGGTTATCGTTGGCATCGGTTGGCGGCCTCACTTATAGATAGCGACAGCAGGATTTGAACCTGCACTCTTTAGCGTATGAAGCTAACGGCTTGACCATTTGCCCATGTCGCAATAATAGAGCGTATTATAGCATAGTGTAATGCTGATTACAAACAAGTATACTGAGCAACAAAAAAGCCCCGCCGATTGGAAGGGCTTTTTTATTGCTACATTCTAATTTGCTCCCCATTGATAAATTTTTCTAAAATATCAGGGTTTTGTTCCAGCACAGCGGACTCCATACTGAAAAAATTCCCGTCATTGCCAGATTTCCTCAACTTGAAAACAATGTGGGGGAAATCGCCCCTTGGCTTAGTACGGAATAAACACAAAATCTTTACCCCATGCACTAAGAAATAGCCTATATTCTGAATTGTTGGTTTCCCTTTCATGCTACCTCATTTATCATTAATCTTACTGCTAACGTAATCACTTCGCCTTGCGACTTCAACCCATGCTCGGTTTGTATCTGCTTAATCAGCACAACGGTTTGCGGGTCAATCTTGACGTTATATGGCATAAGGTTCACCTTGCCCATGCGCCGATTCTTGTGTCTAGGGGTTTTGGGGTTAGGGTTGTCGGTGGTCATTAGGTTGTTTCTCCAAATAACTTATTGAAACTATTTTTCCCCTCACTGAGGTCATCTTGTTCATCCTTTAGCACCACCTCGGCCCACACTAAAAACGATTGGTCACTATCGCCATTTATAGAATTGAGCCGATAATACTCCCGAAGGGCAAATAAATGCTCTAATTCATTTAGGGCGGTTATTCTTTTGGCGCGTGAGCGCACCTTATTGGTGTAATTGTTATCTACTACTGCGTTTTGATTGGTTAAGTTTAACATTCTGTATCTCCGTGTTTCTGCTAAGTGGTTTTTGAATTTCTTGAGCTTATTATACCATGCTTTTTATTGAAAGTCAATACCTTCATAAAAACTCTCGTAAAAGAAATAATCAGAAACAAAAAAGCTACCCTTTCGAGTAGCTTTAGTAATTCACCTTCGGCTGATAACTTGGCGTGACCCTGACCTGTAGGGTTGGACGCGGCTTGGTGGCAGCTAACTCCACAAAGGCACTGGCCGCCGCGTCAACCTGGTCTTTGAATTTGCCATAAGGGAAGGTGGTAATTTCGTCTAAAAAGTCAGCGTTCCAATCCCCTCTAACCAGCTTCACATTCCCCGCCTCCGCCTGACTAGCCAGCGGCTCGGCGCGCCCCGCCTTATCACCTGATGATGTTTTAGCCCTGACGGTAAAGCCTGCAAGGTTACGGATACTGGCCTCTGCCGATTCCTTGCCACCGCTGCCAGGCTCTTGCTCCATCATGACGGTCACGCTGACAGAATCTAATTCAGCCGTTTGACGCATAATAACCTCACGGTTGTAGCTACTCCATCGCCCTCTAATCACATCCTCAATATAAAACACGCCGTCATGATACGCCACCAATACCCCCGCCGTATACGCCCCGCTATCCTGACTCCCCGCCTTATCCCACCAGCGAATCCGCTTGGCCTGGCTCGGCGCGCTGCCGACAATCTCAAACCATTGCCGCTTGAACATATCGCCCTCGGTTGGCGTGGGATTCTGTTGGTACAGTGCCTCAAAGCCGCGTGGGTCAGGGGCGCGCTGCTCGGCTAATGTCTCAAGGGGAAACACGGCGGGCCATAACGCCTCGCCGATGGTGCGTGGGTCATTGGGGTTATGGTTGTTCTCTTTGATTGCAGGAAAGATGACCACTTCCCACTGCGCCGATTGCTTATTGTGGCGCGCCAATTCAAGTAATCGCCCTGCAATGTCATCATGATGCCAACGGGTGAGGGTAATCAGGACACGGGCATGTTGGCCCGCGATTCTAGTCATAAAATCCTTAGAAAACCATGCCCACGTTGAATCCCTCACCGTTTTGGAGTGACTTTCCTGCGCCGATTTGATAGGGTCATCAACCAAGCCATAGTCGAATCGCTTGCCTGTTATCGCCCCCCCCACGCCCGCCGCCACATATCGCCCCCGATGCCCCACTATCTCAAATATCTCTGAGTTGCGAAGGAAGGTATTGTTAGCCACCGTCCTGATATTTTTGCCGCTTAGGGTGGTTTCAGGGAATAGCTCGGCGTATTCGTCTGAGCTAATAATCTTTTGGCAATCACGGTTAAAGTCAGAGGCCAGGCTATGGGTATGGGAAGTGGCAATGATACGGGCATTAGGGTCACGCCCTAGAATGTAGCAGGGCAATCGGCGGCTGACTAACTCGGATTTGCCGTGACCAGGCGGCATGAAGACCATTAATCTTTTTATTTCGCCATTAACAAAACTATCAAGTTTGGTGGCTAGAAATTGATTAAACCACGTCACTTGATAGTCGGGGTAAGTATGCTTGGTGAAGCCGATTAGTTGACGGCGCGCCCGTTCACGCCGCACCCGTTGCAGTTCACTCGCTGCTTGGGTCGGATTCGTCGTTGGTTTCGTCAGGGGATTGGTCATGGGTTATGGTCTCAAGGTATTTTTCATAGGCCAACAATTGATTATCATTCATCTTGCTCAAATCGAATGAGCTTTGTACCACCTGAAAGGGCTTATCGTTGACGTTGCCGAGGTTGACGGTCTTTTGCGCGCCCCACATGTCAGGATATTTGCGCTCTAAATAAAACTTAATCGCCCCTACATCACCATTTGCCATTGCCCCATGCAAAAAAGAGACCGCCTCAACATGTGGCACGGCCTCAGCCTTCTTCACTGCCTCGTAGAATCGGCGGAAGATACCTGTATGCGCCTTTTCCCCTTGATTCATCCAATCATAAAAGGTCTTTTCATTGATACCACAACGTTGCGCGGCAACTTTAGCGAAGTTACCCGCCTTGATTAAATCAACTATTTTTCTACCTAATTCATCGTCTAATCTTAATTTTGCCATAATCAATAAGTGGCTTACATAACTTACATTTGACCACTTTACAAGAATTACTATACGATATTTTTACTACTCGCCTAAGTCAAGCGGCTTATTTTGCAGTAGAATCAGCCTTTCTTTACGTGAATCCTGCTCTAATTTCACCCCTTTGAGCATCGCCTCAGCTGCATTATGAATGAGCGCGGCTAAATCTTTGGGGTCTATTTCCTTGAGCTTCCCCTTTTCGACCTCAATTGAATTGAGAATCGCCAACGATTTGGCCTTGAGATTTTGCCCCATATTGATATTCTGCTCAACGGCGGTTAAGGCCGATTGCCAATGGGCTAATTTTGTGGCGTAATCCATAAGTTTCATTTTATCACAATGATAGCAAAATTACAAATAACAAAAAAGCCACTCCATTGAATCGGGGTGGCTATTTTGATTCTGCTAACTTTGACATAATGTCAAGGTTAGCTCATTTCACCTGATTCAATTCATCTAAAGTAATTCCCAACTCAATTAAAGCTGCGTCAGCCTGCTTTAATTGGTTGCCGCCCGCGCTAACTAAACACCGTCCAAAATATCCACCACCATCGCTTTTCGGCAAAAGCGGTCACCTCTAAAATAACCTGCTCTATTTCCCCATGAACCTCACGCCCCGTATACCTCAGCACCGTCCAGCCGTTGAAGGCAAAGAACCTGTCACGATTCGCATCGGCTATCTTTTGCTCAGGCGTGGAGTGGTAATCATGGCCGTCAATTTCTACGATAAGCCGATAAAGAGGCATAGCAAAATCGGCGCGGTAATTGCCGAAGGTTGCCTGTGGGTACGTCACCCACTTGAGCCATGCGGGAAGGCTTAGGTAGAATTTTTGTTCTAAAGGGGATTCGAATGGGGTCATGATGATTTCCTTTTTAACATCGCCAACGCTTTACTCTTTAAGTTTTGCCCCGCCTTTTCCTTAACCACCATCCCCGCTTTGAGTGCTTGGTCAAGCATTAGGCCGCGTTGGGTCGAATCCGATTCGTTATCAAGTTTATCAACAAAGTCAATCGTTTCTTGAGCAACTAAATTAGGGTCAAGGAATAAATAAAGCCTCACCGCCCTACCCTCTTTAGTCACCCGACCCGACGCGCCCTTTTTGCCTGACATAATCCTAGCCCTCACTATTCCAAATTTCAGATAGCAACGCGCCCTTAGCCGACAAAAAGCGGTCAGGATTCACAATAACGCTGCCAAATTCATTGCGAAACCGCTTGGCTAACATTTCAAGCCCTGCGGGGCCACCCACCAACACCTTCACCGCCTGCTTAGAGTTGGCGGGGGGGATAACTTTGCGGATAAATTCAAGCATTTGGGTAGCCATGCCGTCAAATTCTTTGGCGGTTTCATCATGGACAGAGTAGAACATATTATCTACCGTAATTTCAGCCGTTTGACCTTCAGCATAAGCCCGTAATAATTTAGCGGCTTCAAATGAACTAAACTCCACGCGGTAAAGGTCATCTAACACTTCGGCTAAATTATTGGCTGCCACGTAAAAGCCAAGTTCCTTCCCTTTAGTACGCTGATAATCCACCTCTAAAGCCTTGATTACCGTCAAATCAACTGAGTAGCCGCCCACGTCAATTAAGTTAATCGGCGCGTTAATGTTGATTTGGCTTATCCATTCGCCCTCACGATTCATGCACATGCCGACCACCGCATGGACGGGCTGACTAGCAATTTCAAAAGCTACAATTTCAATTTCATACAGATTGCCATTGACCTCAAACCGATGCGCGCCGAGTAGCCATTGCTTAATACTTTGTTTTAACAGGTCTTCATCTTCGTCACGCATCACATTGACGGGTAAAGATAGTGTAATGCTGATTTTTTGACCAATAGTGGGGTTGATTTTACTGATAGCCACCAAGAGCAATTTTCTCAAATCACTCCCGTCAAAAAACCGCTCTTTGGCAATCGGCTGATAAGGATTGATGAATTTTTCAGCCCCCGCCCCTACTGCGTTGGATACACCCTTATGTTTAATGATGTCAGGCGTATTGCCGTTATGCCCGTTTTGATAGCCCAGCATCTTCTTCATCACCATGCGCCCGTATTGCCCCAAATTGCGCTCTTGGGTGGTCGCAAGGATTGAATCAATGATAATGGTTTCAATTTTGCCATTCAATTCATACGCCAACTTCACGCCTGAGCTACCTAAATCGCAGCCGATTCTTAAAATTTGCCCCTCAAAGGGCGATTCATTTTGGGTTGTAGTTACTTTTTTAGCCATAATATCTCCTAATGTTACTAGAATGGGGTATTTTCTTTGCCAAACAAAATTCATTCTTAGGCCATTCTGATTTTCTTTGGCAAAGAAAAAGAACATCAGAATAGCTAATAGTCATTCTAACCCCTCAGAATGGTCATTCTAGGGGCTTTTTCTGGTGGTCATTCTGAATTAGCCTCATTCTGCGCCGATTCTAGTTGAGCTAGTCTAGTGTAATACTTTGGTACACCAACCCCGAAGGTTTTAGCAGCCTTGCCGATACCCACAGGGTTGGGGCTGATTTTATTTGCTAAAATCCACGCATCGGCCTCTGGCGATTCCCACTCAGGCAATAATTCGTCTTCATCATCTTCATTAAAGCTAGGGGCAGGGGTAAAACTAGCCACCTCCTTAACCCCTATCCACTGCAAGCCAGGGCAATCCATCGGCGGCAATTGTTTCTCTTTTTCCTGATACGCCTTTTTGAGCATTGGCACTCGTTTGATATATGGCACAATGCCAGGGGCGGCTACGATGGCCGATAACATATCGGCCTGAGCAAAGGACATGGCCTTAGCTTTTAGACTGCTTACAATCGTTTTGTTAATTTCAGCCGTTTTGCGCTCAAGGTACTTAGGCTGTAAACTTCTTAAAACCACCTTAACAAATGTATCAAGGTTTGATTCCTCTAGCCCTAACCCGCCTGCGGTATAACTTTGGGTATTGGCAAATAGCCTGACGTTAGCCCCACGCGCCACGTTGATAAGGTACATTAATTTATTGGCACATTCAGGATATTCCTTAACTACCCATTGCAACTCCGTCACCACAAATACTACAATCGGCGCGGTTTCAGCATCAAACTTAGGGTCATCGTAGCGCGCTTGAGCAAATTCTACGGCCTCGGATAAGCCAATCAAGGCGTTCTTTATCCCTGCGAAATGAGGGGCATGGTCATATTCAAATTTATTGACCATGTACTTAGGGTCAATCGTGACCACGATTGCCGTTGGCGTAAGCCGCTTAAATTCATTTAGAATCGCCCTCAGTATCACATCTTTACCGTCCCCTGAAATTCCCATCGTGAGCAGGTGGTTAATATTGTGTCGATTCTTATCGGCTAACATTTCGGCAATTTCCGTTACGGTGGATATGTCGGGTATTTCGCGGCTGGCACTCTGTTGAGATTTACGTAAGGTAGTGTAAAACTCACGCCCCTCTTTTTGCTGCGCCTCTGTTTTTTGCTTGGCCTCAATTTGCAGTTGCCGCTTCACAACATGCTTTTTGGCCTCTGGCATTAGCTCGGACAATGAAGGCATCCATTCAGGCATTTTATCATTGATGAAAAAATCCCATAGCCCTACGGGGAAATCAATGAGCATCGGCACGCGCCGAGCTATCATAAAGCCAACTCCTAAAGCCGCCCCAACTGGCCCAGCATAAGCCAATTTGGTAGCCCATTCGTCATAATTGTCGGTGGTATAGCGTAGGGCGTGGTCGGATTGTGCCGATTGATTGATAGTTAAAGTCATTTTGCGACTCCTTAACGAACTTGAGTGCGGCTATTGTGCCATAAATGGTAATGGAAAATCCACAGGCTAACACAAAACACTTCGAGCAAGCTGCTATTAAAAAAGGTCAACATCCCCGCTAACGGATAGCATAAGAAATAGGCCAATCTGTCGGGGATAACCGTAGCCATAAGCGGTTGAAACCCGCCCCACGAAATTGAGGCCGCCATGCCCCAATCGGTCACGGCATCAAAAATGGCAATAAAATGCACCACTAGCCCTGCGTAAGGGAAACCGACTTTAGCAAAGCTACTGAGTAGCATCCCCGCCACCGTTGGCGTGAGGGTAAATAGGAACATCATCAAGGCAGTAAAGGCAACCACCAGCAAGCCAAGCCCGTTTGCCGATGGGCTGATATTTAGGCCAATGTTGGCTAATACCCAAGCGGCGAGTCCGCTTTTGGTGAAGATAAAATCGGTCATCTGATTGACCCACCAAAATGAAACCTTAGAGGAATAAATAGCCGTTGGCATCAGGTCAAGCGCGACAAACATCACGGTTATCGGCAGTGTAACGGTTGGCAATGACAGCCGATTAACCCAAATGGCTGTTCTGCCTCTAAATTCATTAGCCACTGTTGCCGCTAAGGTGGTATTGCTAGAAATATCAAGGTGGTCATATAGACCTGTGGAAATCGGCAATGCTATAGCCATATCAAATT